CTTGCTGGCGGCGGCGTTCTCGGCTTTTATGTCCTTCTTTGCCTTGAGGGTCTCCTGGGTGAGCTGTCGGGTCTTGTTAAAGTAGTCCGTCTGCGCTCTGATCATCTTTGCGTAAGCCTCGGCCTCGGCGTCCAGCTCCTCTTTACTTGACTCGGTGAGTGAGTGCTGCTTGACGAGTAGGTTGTACTCGTCCTCGGCGGCCTTCTTGGCACGTTCGGCGATAGCGGCCTCCTTCTTGGCGGCCTCCTCGAGGAACGCGATACGCTCTTTTGCGGTATAGTTGAGTTTGTCGGCGGCTTTCGCACGGAGTTCGGCGATGTCTCGCTCGTCCTCTGCGTTGGCCATGATAGCGTCACGGCTCTGCCTTGCGAGTTCTATCTCCTCACGGGCGAGCTGCTGGCGCTCTTTCATCTTTTCGTTTACCTTGTCGATGCGTGAAAGCAACTTCGTGAACGCCTCTCCGATCTTGGAAATAGCGCCTCCGAGGGTCTGCATTACCTTCGTAAGCATATCGCCCACGACCTTGAAACCGCTAAACGCCTCGGCGGCTGCGTTGGCGTTCTTTTCCGATGATTTAAGACCGCTTACGACCTTGCTTATTATCGTGGCAAGTACGCCGAGTATGGCGATAACGGGGTTGGCGGACAATATCTTGAGCGCATTGTTGGCGTTCTTTATACCCATGACCGCACCGCCGAAGGAGCCGCCCATTGACGTACCGGCCTCCAGGATAGACTGCGTATAATTGCCGACGTTACGCTGGTGCTGGCCCATATCCTCGTCCATAGCCTTGAGCTGACGGTCGAGGTCTTGTATCTGCTTGAGTAACGCGCCTCCGGCGTTGGCGTTGGCCCTCTCCTCGGCGGTCAGGTCTTTGTAGTCCTTCCGCGCCTGGACGAGCTGGGCGTTGAGGTCGTAATACGACCCCTTCACCACGTTCGCGCTCTTTGCCGTGAGGGCGTTGACGTTATTGAGGCGTTTCTGATCCTCACGCAACAGCTTGAGCCCCTTGTCGTACTCCGCCGTCCCTTCCTCTACGTTGAGAAGTGCGTCCTTGAGCTGGTTTATTTCGGTCTTGAGGTCTTTGACGCTATCGGTGGAGCGCTCGGCGTGTACCTCAATGATGCGCTGTATTGTCATTGTCTCGTCTGCCATAGCTTAATAGGTTTGTCCGTTGGTGTATTTGGTTATGTCTCTGACCTTGATAAACTCACACTCGGTGAGGTTATCGCCGCCGACGACGTGGTTTTTAATCGCGTTAAGTACCCATACGCAGCCCTCGAAGTAGTAGAACTTACGGAGTAGGTCTTGTCCTACCTGGAGACCTCGGAGGTCTACCTTACAAGTGAGGACTCGCGTGTTTACGTTCATCTTGTCGCTGACGTAATCGGCCCACCCACGCGGATAGACCGCTTTGTCGCTGGCGACGGTGATGTCGGGTTGGTCGATCTCTGACGGTACGGCCATATCCAGCGAGTGCGTCGCTACCATTGGGGACGTTGCGCCGGTCATGATACGACGGAAACGCGGCATATAGAGTTTTACACTCGCGTCGACGTCGTTGTTTATCGTGTACTTCTTGTTTCCGGCGATAGTCCATTGACCGAGTAGCCAGCAAGGAGCGCCGTCGTTATACTTCAGCATAAGGCCGTTGTCGTCGGTCAAGGTGTAGCGTGAATAATAGCCGGTGCCGTTGCTCGCGTCATAGAACAACAGCACGTCCTCACCGTCTACCGCTTTGTTGTCCTTGTCGCAAAATTCGGGTTTGGGGAGTAGCGTATAGTCGTAGCCGTGATAGTCCTGGTTGACGTAATCAATGGTGGCGCCGCTATCCGGGCAAACGATGTCGTATTGCTTGCCTTCGTCTGACGAGTTCCAAAGGGTGTATTTGCCGCCGTCGAGGAACGGAGACGGCACGGCCTTCGCGTTCTCGGTCACACGCACGAAATACTTGTCACGATGCAACACCTCGGCCGCACCTCTGAACACGCAGTCCTGGAGCACGTCATTGTGAGACGCGTCGAACTCAAAGCCGGTATTGACTCGCGCCTGGCCGTAGTCTTTGTTGTAGACGTCACGGTAATAGCTGGCGTAACGGCCGCTCACGGGTGCGCCCCACTCATACCAACGGGCGTTTATCGCGTAGGGTATGCTCTTACGGCTGGGTAAATGAATACGGCCCTCCAGGTCGACGTCACCGCCGTTGTAGAAGTTTTTACGGGTGAGTATGCTCACCGCGTTCGTCGCCTTGTCGTAAGTGATATACAAGCCGAAGGTCTTGAGGTATGAGAGCAAGTAATCGGCCGGGGTCTGCGTACCGCCCAGCAAAAACGCTTTGTTGATAGGTGCGCCGCTGTGTACGTTGCCGCCCGTCCGTGCGGTGTAGTTCACCGCCGCGTCTACATAACTCAAGGCGTCAATAAGCTCGGTTACTGATCGGTCGGCGAGAGTGGGAAGGTCGTCCTTTGCGAGCTGCCAGGTTGTAGTGTCGTCGCGGTTATAAAAGCAAACGTAAGAGGTGCGGAGTCCGATAGCGGCTACACCCGGCACGTCGTTCATCGTGAGGGTGATTTCAACGGGGTCGCCGTTGGAGTCCAGCAACTTGGTCTTGCCTGCTATCCAATCGTAACTAAAGCGGTCACCCTGGACGATGTTATTCTCGTAGGCGCTGCCTTGTGACGGGATCCACGCCGGGGCAAATGTGCCGTAGGCGTTGTCGGCGTTATTGTATGCGTTGATAAAGTCCTCAAGTGTGGCATACGGTAAGTTTTGGTATGTCATCGTCTCGTAGTTACGGCGTCGGGTGGTCGCGCCCACTACCTTCGAGCCTCCGATAAGAGTGCCGTCGTCGGCGTATGCGAGTAACTGATACAAGGCGACGATATAATACTTGTGTGTGACCTCACCCGGCATTGTCTCGAAATACCATGAGGCGGCAAAGTCGTTCATTGGTATTGCAGGGGTGAGGCAAGCTGGTACGATCTTACAGCTCACGTCATAATTTTTTACCTCGCCGTTTTCCCAGGGGCCGGTTATACCCTGCTCGTGAAAGCCAGCGTATGAGGGTACGGCGCCCGTTGTGGGGTCGTTTGGAGCCAACGTGCCGCTTTCCGACTCGACGGGCAAGCTCTTACTATCCATTTTTGGGAGTGTGAGCCATAACTTGCTGTAGTACGGGTTTGCGACCTTGAAAAAGTCCGCGTCGAGGTTGACGGTATAACCGCCGTTATTCGCTGCGTCACAAATAGCGAGTATAACAGCCTTCATACTCACGACGGGGCGCTGCTGGTAACTGCGTAAGTCATTGGCGGCCCACTCGTCCACGTTGTTAACCAGGTCGACGAGGACGTGGCCGTTTCTTGCCAGGCGGCCGTCGCCGTCGTCACCCCTCACGCCGTAACAGCCCGACGGACAAAAGGCGCGTTTGCTGTTAAAGTCACCGCCAGGGAGTCCGTTGTAACACGGCGCAAAGTTGATATAGTCCCAGGGGATCGCGTGGACCTCGTGTCCGTTGATGTTTCGCCACGCCTCGCGTACTGCGTCACGGGTGATCTTGAAGTCGAACTCGTGCTCGTCGCCTCCAGGGGTGTAAACCAGGTCGGCGAGGCTGCGCTTGCTCCCGTCGGGGTTATACATAAGGCCGTAAAGGAAACCGCCGAGACCTCCGTAAAGGGTCGCGGTGTACTGCGTCTCGTCGAAGTCGGTCAGCTTGAGGTAGCCGCTTTCGAGTATCTCACCTTGCTCGGAGTATATCACGAACGGAGTACGGACGAGGGGGTTAAACTTACCCACCCCTACCGCGTGGTCGGCTCTGAATATATGGTCAAATATGACGTTATTCTTTGACGTGCGCGGCAAGGCGACGCTCTGACTCCATGCGTTAAACACGGTAGCCGGTGCGGAGGCGTCCGTCTGCTTGTAGTTCATGAGCACCAGCGCGTCGATGTCTATATCGGCGAGTGTGCCGTTTATGTAAAGTTCGTATTTGCGTCTCATCGTTTCATAGTTTCGGCGAGTTCGACGTTAAGGGTGTATTGTATCATACCGTCGTAACGTGTGACCTTCTGCACGAAGTCGTCCGTTTTCATTATGACGGGGTGGTAAATACCCGTCACGCAGTCGTAAAGGTAAACGAGGGGGCTACCCAGCAAGTGACCCATGCGGCTCGCCTCTGCGTCCGTGAGCCAGCCCGTGTGTAGCTCCCACGTTCTCGTTACGTCCGTCGCCACGACCTCTTTACCGGCGCGGTGTATCGGTAATATATTCGCGTTGTTGTACGCCTTGCTGATAACTACACGACCGTAGGCGTCACGCTGGACGGTCTTACCCTCAATGACGAGCACGTCGATACCGCCGAGCAAGTTCTGATAGTAGAGCTGGTAACGGTGGCACTTGGGTATAATATCCAGGTGGTAGCCGAGTTCGGTGTGATCCGTCAACGAGTAACGGGGGAAAATGTTGCAGCTCTGATAACCGTTTTTGCAGTCATGCGATAGGAAGTTCCGCACGTCGGCGGTGGTGCCGAGTGATACACGGGCGTTAAGGTCATACGGCAAGTATGAAACGATAACCTCCTGGGAGTAGTTGGCGTACTTGGTTATCGGTATGGGTGTGCCGACCTGGATACGCCCCGTAATGGGGCGGTGCGGAAAGCCGTCGAGGTTGTCGCTGGCGGTCTCATAGTCCCAGCAAAGGAAAACCTCACCTTGCAGCTTACGGGTGGCTCCAACGTAGACGCTGAACGCCTGGCGTATATTCACCACGCCGTCGACCATTTGCTGCTTGATGTGGTCGGCGAGTATGTCGTTTATCTTTGCAGTGCAATTATTTGCTCCGGGGCGTTTGAAACTCGTACCCTGGTAAATGATGTTACCCGTGTTGTCGGTCTTGTCATACACGACGAAATACGCGTCGTTGTTTGCGGACAGCACGACGTCTATATCAAACCAAATTGCGGTAGCCATAATAAATCGTTTTCCTCAATATAGAACAAACCCTTTTTGTGGGTCTTACCGCAGACCGAACTCCGTGAAAATGGCCGATACCTGACGTTGTAAGTCCTCGGTCACGGCCTCGGCGATACTCATTTGCATACGGTCAAAGAGTTCCTTGTTTGCCCTCTCGAAGTCGTTAGTACCCTCCGTTCCCACGCGGCTGATTTTACGGGCAATCAAAAAGGCGAGCTGGGACTCCGTCGGGAGTTTGCCGTTACTGAAGGGTCGGGGGAGTACCGGCTTTACTCTGATCCAATCGCGTATGGCGCTGATAGGTGGGAAGTGTGGGCGTGTCCCGTTCTCGATGTACTTCCAATAGTCAAGTAGTGAAATATCCACCGCGAAGGTGCGCTCATTGAGCACGACCTTGTAACTCAATGACGCGGCCAGCTTACCCGACGCCGGGCGGCCCGACTCCACGAGGTTGAGTTTGTATAACTCGATAAACTCCGCGCCGTAGCGCTCCAGCACCTCGGCCACTTTCGGAAACTGACTTAATGCTGACGTCTCCATAATTGTTCTTGCCTCTCCTTCTCGGCCATTTTATCGTTTCGGTAACAATAGACGTTCAAGAACTCAAACACGCTCATTCGAGCTGCCTCCTCCCAACTGCATCTATAAGTCTCTGATACTGCATCAATGACAGCCCACCAGCCCCACTTTTGAGCGAACGCAGTACCCTCGTCGCTTTCCTTGTCTTGCGTCTCTCCTCCCTCGTCAGTTTCTTCCTCCTCTCCGAAAAGGTTAGGATACGCGGAAGTGACGCGACTGACGAGGCCAGGAAAAAAGACTTGAGGGCGATAGCGTCACGGGTGAGCAAGTGTTCACGGAGCGCGTTCTGCACGTCCTCACCCTCGTAGCCGTCGAGGTACTTGTGCCCTTTCGGTACGAGTAGGCACGAGAGTAGCTCGATGTCTTTGTCCTCGTGTTTGATGTACTCCTGGAAGTCGATAAATTGCCCGGCGGTCATTTTCTCCGCTTTGAGCACGGGTACGAGCGTGAAGTCGCCCACCTTGTACTCGGCCTTGACTCCGACGGGTGCCGGTGGTGTGAGTATAAACGCCGCTTGCTGGGTGAGCCGTCCGTATTCGGGTACGGACAAGTTAAGTATCTCGTCCTCGGTCTTACCCGTGAGGATCACGAGCACCTGGACGGTGCGCTCGGTATCGTCCGTTATTGACTCTGAAACCGAGACAAGGCGTAAAAACGTCTTGTACGGCATTGTTTCGTAGTTGTCTATCATTGTCTTGTCGTTTGGTTATCTGATACAATACTGACCCTTGCCCTGATACTCGTAGAGCCATGACGTCACGGAGTAACGGGCGGCGTCGATAGCGTGGTCATTTACGCCTATCGGCTCGTTGAGCTGCTTGCCGTCCTTGTCCTTCTGCCAGGTGTAACCGCGTAACTCGCGTATGAGGTTAAGGGAGTTTTTGGTAACGTATATTTTCCAGCCCTTCATTTGCTGGAGCTGCTCGGCCTTGCGTGTCGCCTTATAGCAAGGTTTGACGTTAAAGCCGTAGGTGCAAAGGTCGGCGATAGTTTTCGGCTCGGCGCAGTCGCCGAATATCGGTGTACTGCGTTTCGGGACGCTGGCGGCCTCCATTTCGGCGGCCATGTCGGAGTTTAGCATACCCTTGCGGTAATATACCTCGTCGAAGTAAAGCGCCTTCTTGCCGGTGTCTATTCGGGTGTGTATCATGCTGGAGGGGTCGTTGGTGAAACCGTAGTCCTGGCCGTAGGTCTCCGTTCCCGATGTCGGGAGCTCGTCGATCTGCTCGAAGTCGGGGAAAATAAGGCCGACGAGCTGGCCCACCAGGCCGCGACCGTACACCCTCCACCATTGTTCATCGTCTTTGTTGCTCTCAATTTCGCGTATCTGCTCCGGCGTGAGGAACGACGCGCCCGTCTCGCTGTCGCAGTTATCCAAGTAGGTAGAGTGTAAGGTGATGCAGTCCTCACGCGGCTCGATTTTCTCATTAAGCCAAAACGAGTGCGTGGGGTTGTAGTCCAGGAGTATGGTCTCACGGGTACGGACGAACAACTGACGCGCCACGTCGTAGGATATGTTTTGCGACTCATTGAGGAAAAGTATGTCACGGGCTGGGCCGTGTACCTTCGCCGGGGAGTCGGCGCTGAAGAACTCAATTATTGAGCCGTTGGGGAACGTGTAGACGCAATCGGTCTTATTCCAGGCGCTCTCGTCGAACTCCGTACCGAGTAACTCCTTAAAGTCACGGATCGCGCCACGCTTGAGGTGTGGCATGGTCTCCGATACGACGGAAATAATGAGGCGCCGGGTGTTAGCAAGGAGGAAAAGAAGTTGTAGAACGCTGAAGGTCTTACCCGAACGCGTACCGCCACAAAGCGATATATAACGTGTCCTTTTGAGCCACGCCTCGCCGAGCTGGGCAAATACGCGGCTTACTCTCCAGGTCTGCATATATCCTCAATGATAGACTGCGTTGCGCCGGTTGTCACTATACGGATACCCTTGTCGTCGCTGATTACTTGCGTCTCCTTCGGCTCGTTTGAGAGCGCGTAGGTAAAGACGAGTTTCTGCTTTCCGATGTCTCCGTCGGCGGCGCCTTCTACTACGTTCTTGATTATCTTTTGACCTTTTGTGATATTCTCACCCTGGGCCTTGAGGGCGAGTTCGTGGGTGAAAGCGTCGAGGAGTATCTGATTTGCACGACGTTTCTCGACGCCTTTTTTCTGCGCCTCCCTTGCGGTCTCGGAGGTGAACTCGCGCTTATTCTTGCGAGCTTGCTCTATTGATTTCGGGTTTACTGCCATATCGTCGTTATTTCGGTGTTATTACTTGGTGAGCGGTAAGGGTATCACCCCTTGCCGCCCGTTATAGATACTTTGCGTTTCTCCTCAATTCGGCCTCGATACGGGCGAGTGCGTCCTTATCGTCCGAGTTGGGGAGAAATATACCTTGCTCTGCGGCCCACACCTTCAGGCGGTCGATACTCTGCGCCATTTCCTCTTTTGTGAGGTCACGGCTGGAGCGGAGTTCTACGCGCTGGCCCATGAAACGGTCGTCCTTACGCAGAACAAAGAGCGACGGGTTTACCAGCTCCTTGTAGTAGTTCTGCTTGACGTAGTCGATACGCTCACCGAACTCCATAGCCAGCAAACCCAGGAGGACGTGTAGGTAGGCGTTCTGCGAGTTGGTACGCTGGACGTGCTCGGTCAGCTCAATGACGGCCTTACGCTCGGTAAGGTACTCCCAGCGTTTAGCCGCCCGTTGGCGGTCGAGGTCGTTGTTAAGGTCGTAGAGCATGGCGTTTACTTCTCGTCGGTTTTCTCCTTTTTCTCACCCTCGGCCTTCTGCTTGCGGTATGCGGCGCCGATAAGTTTAAAGAAGGCCAGGATACAATGGCCGCACGACTTGTTAAGGTGGTAGGGCTTGTCGGTCACGCGCTCCCACGCCTTGACCATTTCGTCCATATCTGACAGCGCGGCACCTCTGACGTAATCGGAGTCAAGGGCACGGCTGAAGTTGTCCTCGAACTGCGCGAGGAACTGCATCTCGTTTTCGGTAAATTTTTTCATTGTCGTAGTTATTTGAGTTTGTCGATTAATTTCCAAATGTAACGCACCAGGGCGGCGACCAGCTCACGGATAGCGGCCAGCGTCTCGGTCATGAGTGCGGTGCAGTAGGCGGTCATGCAAAGGAACGCCAGGGCCGGGAGCGTGAAGTGCTCCGACGCGATAAGGTAGATTAAGCCCACCCAAAAGGTGAGGCACAAAGAGCAATCGAAGGGCGGCACGTTCCCGATCTGAACGCCCAGCCACTTGCCGAGCCAGCTTTTCCACGTCTGCGTAAAGCCGGACAAGTCCACGATAAACACTATTATCGCGGCGAGTAGTAAAATGTCAATTACACAATTCATTTTTTATAACTTCTCTTATTCGGTTAAGGTTTTTCTTGAAGGTGTTACGGCTTACTCCCAGCATTTCGGCGGCGTCGCGTGTGCTCCCCACCTCTGCGTAGAAAAGTAGGATGTTTCGGTCGGGTGTGTTCAGTTTCTCGGCGATTATACGTTTAAGGCGTATCATTTTCTCGTCGTCCTGGGTGAACACGTCGAAGGTGAAGTTATACTCACCCCTCGCGCGTTGGAAGATCGCCCTCGCGTCCTCCGTCCCCTCCGTTATGTTGAGTACCTTTGACTTCCTCATAAAGCACCATTTTCCTAAAGTCGTAATAGAACGCGGAGCGGTCGGAAAAGTATTGGTTGCGTATTATAGCGCAGCAATAGCAATTTACCGA